GTGGCACTGACAGACACAGCATTACGACAAGCTAAGCCAAAAGACAAAGCGTACACGTTGCCCGACTCCCTTGGGCTGAGCCTATACGTGGCACCTACCGCCATTAAGAGCTGGCATTTCCGTTTCACCTGGCTAGGTAAACAGGTTCGTATTTCGTTGGGCACATACCCAGAAATCGGCTTGAAAGAAGCGAGGATTAGGCGTGATGAAGCGCGCGAAGAGGTAGCGCGTGGAATAGATCCCCGCGAATCAAGGAAAGAAAAGAAGGCACTGCTTATAAATGCTCAGGGACATACCCTTCGCCGCGTTTACGAGGAATGGCTGGCATTCCGGAGAGGAAGCCTGAAACCAGGGTCACTGCGGATTATCAGTAATTCAATGGAGCTCGACTGGCTTCCATCCTTCGGTAATCGCCAGATGAACTCTATCACTCGCTCTGAAATTGTCAGCGTGATTCGCCGAATTGAAAAACGAGGATCCGTGACAACGGCCGTAAAGACTCGGCAGCGACTGAGCCAGATATTCCGATACGCAATCGCCACGGGCATCGTGGATACCAATCCGACGCTGGAAATGCATACCGTCACAGAGCGCATCACCCTCCAGCGCCACTTTCCGTTCTTGCCGTTTAGCGAGTTGCCGAAGACGATCTCCACTATTCTGGGTTGCTCCGCTGGCCAGCAGTACAAATCCGCCTTCATGATGATGATCTACTGCGCATCCCGCCCAGGAGAAGTGCGTCACGCCATGTGGAAGGAGATCGATTTCGACAATGCCATCTGGACGATTCCTGCCGGAAAAATGAAGATGCGCCGAGACCACGTGGTGCCACTGCCCAACCAAGCGATTGAACTGCTGAAGACCATGCTGCCGCTGACCGGGCACCTTGAGTACATTTTTGTGCATCGCAGCGATCCGACAAAGCCGGTCAGCACCAACTACGCCAACAACGTAATAGAGCTTTCTGGCCTGACCGGAATCCAGTCTCCGCACGGGTTCAGGCATTTATTCTCTACAGAGATGAATGGGCGTGGTTACAACCGCGACTGGATTGAGCGGCAGCTAGCGCATTCCGATACGAGTATCATCCGAGACACCTACAACCATGCCACCTATATAGAGCAGCGGCGCGAGATGATGCAGGACTGGGCAGACTTAGTCACCGTAGTGGTCTGATTATTCCAGCACTTGGAAAGAACAACTCAGGTTCTCAATCAACGCCTTCAGCAGTGGATGCTCACTCTTCTTGGTCAAAGTCATCTCGCAGCGTATCTGCTGAATGTATATCACGACCTGCAAGGACTGTGCGAAGCCGACGGACAGCGGAGGCCAACCAGTCAGATTCAGGCATACCACTCTGGCGCAGAAGCGCATTGGCCTTTTTCAAGACGGTGTCTGTCTCAAGCATTAGATCGAGAGTGCTCTTATCACAAATAATGCCAGGCGGCATTATCAACGCTGCAAACGAGACAATCGCTTCTATGCTATCCAGCTGCAATGTAAAGTCTTCCTTAAGCTTCGAATCCCAGTAGTTACTGTTCAATACACAAAAAATCAGTTCTGTGTCGGGGAGTTTCTTCAGCGCAGTACCATCCGCCACGGCATCGTGGTACCTGGGCAGTTCCTTATCACGCAGCGCTATGGTTTCGTCTTTTTCAAAAATGCAATCCCCTCTACCTCGATCACCATGGTTAGTCAGCCCATGAGCGAAGAGATGTTTCCTTAACAGCCAAGGGACGATCAAAAGATCTCCCCCTTCAATCAATACATGCACTATATGCCTTAAACGTCTGGATCCTTCAGAACCGTCTCGAGCAATTCGCCAGAGAGTGGCGCATGCATCGTCTACCAAGCTCCGCTCGACCTCTTCTCGTCTAATCCAATCATTTTCTCTGACAAGAGCACGGCCAAGCGCTAACCAGAAAATGCCATCACCCGCTTCCGGAAAGCTTGCCGAAAAATCTCCGACTCGATCTAACAGAGGACCAAGTCGATCGGTTTCTTTAACACGCCTTAGTTCTGCTTCCAACTCATCTACGTTGGTGAGCGACCAAAGCACTTCGATATCCCTTCTTGAGAAATCCCCAGGAGGGTTCCCGAGATAAAGTAGCCGGATAAGATTTCGACGCAAGGCAAGCCTATAGCCATTGAAAAACTCCGCAGATCCCTCGCGCCGTGCATTGAACCGGGTAAATAGCAACTGCAAGATATCAAGATGGCTTACTGCAGAACTCCCGAGAATATCAGTCAGAGTGCGCTCCTTGTCGGTCGCCAGGGCTCGCTGGCGCTGACGAGCGAGCATTTCTTCACCGCTCGGATCATCCACGAGTTGGCCGATGTTATCAGCAATACGCTCTCGGAGACTTGGAGCCTTGGTAACCAACCAACTATACGCCAGCACGTCAAACGGACAGATCTCGCCACGTACAATTTCCTCCAGCACGGCAAACGCTCCAATCAGTCGTTTGATCTCCCGAGGTGTACGAATAACCCTAAGCAGCTGATTGAGAATTTCAGTTTGGTAGGACTGGCTTTCTGCGGGCATTGTCACATCGTTATTACGCATAGCTTGAAGCAGCAGGTCGCGGGCCTCGTCCATAAACAAAGGGCGAAGTGGGATGGGGAACTGGATAATTTTCTCAAGATAGCTTTCACCAGCTTTTTGCTTCTCTTCAGGCGTACTGCCTTTGCCCAATGCCTGAGCCACACGACTGGGATCGTAAGCTACAAGGTAAGAAATGCCCTTGATATCCCCTACCGCTTTTACAAGCTGGGCAACTACTCGGACTTCCTCATCCTCGACACGATCTAGTTCGTCTATCAGCATCACAATAGCTATCTTGGCTTCTGCCAGCTTTGCCTCGAGATTCTTCCGCTCTTCGTTCGCCGACAGCCCCCTTGACTTGCTAAGGAAACGAACAACCTTTAGAACCCATTTTTTCCAGATCGCTGTCGCAGAGCCTGTTCCAACTACAAAGTCAATGACAACCGCGGTTGTAGCGCCCACAAATTCGATTGAGGCTTTGTACCGCGCCAAATGCACTAATAGCTTTCGAGCTTTTTCACTGGAACTGAAGCCAAGGGCCTCACGCAAAGCATTGAAATATGCTTCCACAACCTCATCTCGGCCTTTGAAGAGCCAAGGGTTCAGAGTCGCTACAGCCACGTGCTCCATCTGCTTGAGGTCATGTTCAAGCAGATTTAAAACACTGGACTTACCTAACCCCCACTCTCCCGTAAGACCTACCACGAATCCAGTCGCCCGTCGCGAGCGCACCTCACCTGTGCTCGTGTCGTAGTCGGTGTGAACAAGCGTCTTGACTAGGCTGGATATGAACGGGGCTCGCCCCAACGCATCGAATTCAGGCGCTGTAATAGCGCGGTCTTGACGCTCGGTGTGGTTTAAATTTTCCGACATAAAATCAATTCTTCCTTGGGACCAAGTGCATTCAGACGCGAGCTTTGTGTGCCTTTTTGCAATCCGGAAAGCTAGCAAACTATTGACTAGGGCATCGATAAAGCTGATGGCGCAATTTCGCCCGATCTCCCGACACCCCACAGACCAGCTGAGCTGCTTCAACGGAGCAGGCATGCTCCACGAATCGTGCCAATGTCTGATGGCGTGTGCTTCAGACCGGCAATTCTAAAGGGAAAACTTCTTTCCTGCAGGAAAAACTTATTACCGTCAGAGTTATAGAGATGGTGTTTTCGCCGGATGATGCTCGGGAGCGGATCGAGCCTGGGCTAACAGCTCAGAAAGCAGAGGACATAGCCAGGAAAGCATGCCGGCCGGCAAATGACTTTGAATGGTATCCGGTGGGAAAAGCTGTAGGGAGCGTAAAGAACCAAGGAGTAGATCTAATTAAGCCTTTCAGCAACTAACGCAGCCCCACTTCACTGGCATTCAATTTATAATTCGAGAGAATGAACACAGCACATACAAAAGCTCTTAGCTGTGTTCTATAAAACTGGGGACGTATCTAATTTTCCTTGCTTCGCTATCAATGGGTTTCTAGTACAAAAACTCATTGATAGCGACATAGGTAGCTAGACAGCTATTTAGAGCTGCCCATGGCTGCTGCTTGAACCGCCGCCTTCACATACTTTATGTGGAGGAACATTGGCGTGCTTCCGTGTTCATCAGGTTCATCAAGCTCTTGAAAACCCAATGCGTTATAGAAACCTACTGCGTTAGGAGCAGCGTCGAGAAAAATCCCCTTCACAGGAATCTCTCCATGCACCTTAAACACGCGCTGGAACGCCGTCATCAAGAGGGCTCGACCTATGCCAAGACCCTGATATTCTACGTCGACTCCCAACATAGCCAGCTTGATGACCTTCACCACCGGCATTATGTTACCTTCGGGGAGGAAGGTTTTCACACGAGCTTTGTCAAGCTCGGAAAAAGTCAGCGTGCAGAAACCTATCAGCTCCGCAGACTCTGAACACGCACCAATGCAGCTTACGTTTTCAGAGACGAGCGCACGCTTCAAGTTATCATGGTAATACTTGCTGATAACGGGAAGCCCGCAGTCGAAAGACTTACGGAAGCGATACTTATCAAGATTGACTAGTAGCGCGCTGTCAATCTTGTACTCTAGATTTACTTCGGTGTTCTCGTTGTCCATGTTGCCCTCTCATTAGTTTTAGTAGCTCTGGGGTTGGGGTTGCATCGGTATCTTCCTCGTTGAGGATTTCATGTAACCTAGAAAAAGCCTTCTCAGAAAGCTCAATTCTTCGGTGGTTTTCCATCACGACTTCAGCTTTTTCGAACGCTGAAGCCATTATGAAAGCTGTCATATCTAGACCTGAAACGGTTGCTGCTTTACGAATAAACTCTTTAGCGAAGTCAGTAGTTTTAATTTCCAAACGTGCAGTTTTACTGGGCTTCAACTTTTCGTCTAAAGTGGTCATATTTTCACCTTTTTGAACGTGTGCTACGATTTTTCCCTCAGGTTGTTTAAGACTTGTTCCAACAGCGCTTTAGCGCATCACATCGGCACGGGTTCGTCATAGCTGACATTGTCTTCCATCATATTTTAGGGTTGGGTTACCATTTTTTTGCTTCAGTTTTTTCACTTCTGTACGGATGATACCCGTACAGGGGAAGAAAGTCAAGCGCGTACGGGCATTAGCCGTACGCCTGCTACCACCCCCCCCTCTAGGGTAAAAGTCTCAAAAAAGCAGGCCAAGCTCCGATGGTTTCCAGTTAAGGACCACAAGCTCTCCAGTCACATCTGCAGATCCCTGTCGTTGGTTGCCAGTGGTGTACCGAACACCCAGCGTCTCAAAATGAAAACCCTCAAACACCCGCCGGATATCAAGGTGATCATTGATGCTCACCATCACCTTGCCTTTGCACCGGCGCATGAACTCAGCCATCCCCTCGTAATTCTCAAACGGAAAATCCACACCATACCCTGCCGTCTGCCAGTAAGGCGGATCCATGTAGTGAAATGTGTGAGGCCGGTCATAGCGCTCGGCACACTCCAGCCAAGGCAGGTTCTCCACATACGTACCTGACAAACGCTGCCAAGCCGCTGACAGGTTCTCCTCGATCCGCAGCAGATTGATCGCCGGCCCCGTCGTGGCAGTACCAAACGTCTGGCCACTCACCTTGCCGGCGAAGGCATGGTGCTGCAGGTAGAAGAACCGGGCGGCGCGCTGGATGTCGGTGAGCGTTTCAGGGCGGGTCATCTTCTGCCACTCAAATACCTGGCGCGAGCTGAGTGCCCATTTGAATTGGCGGACGAATTCTTCAAGGTGGTTTTGGACTACGCGATATAGCGTCACCAAATCACCGTTGATGTCGTTCAAGACCTCGACGGGAGCTGCTTGGGGACGCATGAAGTAGAGGGCCGCACCGCCAGCGAACACTTCGACGTAGCATTCGTGGGGTGGGAACAGCGGGATGAGGCGGTCGGCCAGGCGGCGTTTGCCGCCCATCCAAGGGATGATGGGTGTGGACATAAAAGCAAGACCTTTACTGTATATATGAACAGGTGCTAGGCTCTCTGCGCTTTGTGCACGAAGCGAGAGCCTTGGCTGGACTTGCAGGGGCAATCTGCGGGAACAGTGACCAGACGCGATGTTGACGCATCTCGACTGGTCGCTCTTTTCAATTTGTTGTAGTGACTCTTTCCGCTCAGGGCTGAATGGCCAATAGCTCGATCAGACCAAAACCTTCAAGGCACGCTCGTAGAGTATTCGCCGATCTGCCTGGCCATTGATGCCGCCGTTGATGCGTCTGGTGATCGCCAGGAACTCGCCTTTATCCGCCAAGGTATTGAGTCCAGCTCGGTGCCAGAACCAACCTGCCGACATGGCTGCATGCTCTGGTCGCTCCAGGAGTTCGGGGTGTTTGAGCAGATCCAGCCCTAATGCCTCTGCGCATGCGGCGTAGTTATCTCGCCCGGTGACCTGAATAAGCCCCCTGCCCCGATACAACTGACCATCATCATCGTCCTCTGGCGAGTTGCCCAAGCGTTCGGCCAGTCGCCCCGTGTCGTACTTGTCGAGGTAGTCATCGCTGCCCAGTTCGCGAACGTAGCGCAACTGGCCAGACTCATGGCCGATCTGGGCGATGAATGCGGCAATGCGCAACCTCGTGACAATCTGGTACTTGCTCATGGCCGTGTTGAGGACAGGAACAAAAACGCCAGCTCGGGAGCTGGCGTTGGGAAGGATCTGCAGCATCTGCTGCGTGGTAATCGACATGCGTGGTTCTCCTGATAAGTAGGTGCTGATCTGGCCGGTTAAAGCTGTACAACCTTGACCGGTTTCTTCTCTTTCTTTTTCTTGCCCTTCGCTTTGGCTTTCCCGGACTTGCCGCCGTTGCACTCCACCGTGGTGGTCCAGCCGGACTGGGTAAATACTTGTTCAACCGAGTCGACCAGGTATTCACCATCCAGACCGACCTTGAAGCCCTGAGCGTCGACCATCCGCTCGGCGAACAGGTCGATACGCCCGGCCATTTCCAACCGGACGCCTGCGGTGCTGCGATTGAATGCGGCAAGGCGCGCCTTCGCTGCCTGCTCTGCAGCAGATTTGTTCGGGTAGATGTGGCGGTCGGTGTGAACGGGAGGAAGGCCGTCAGGTGACTGATCGTTGGTCAGCTCAACGACCTTCAGCTTTCCCGTTTTCTTGTCCTGATGCTTGGTCTGTACGGCTTTTTGCGTGGTCTTGTCACTCAGGCGAAACTGCCAGCGCGCCACGTCATGCCTTTGAATCGTCACAACGCCCAATGCCTTACCACTTGCGCTCTCACCGCCTTGGCGTGGCAGCACCAACAGCTTGCCGTCTGCGACTTTCGCGGTGCAGTCGTGCTTCTTGGCCAGCCGGGTAATGAAGTTGTAGTCAGACTCGTCAAGCTGATCAGCGCGGGGCACCTTCGTTGCGACGTTACAGACAGGCTTCCAGCTATTTCGTGTCGCAACGTCATTCACGATCTGCTGCAGCGAGACGTCTTCCCAACTACCAGAACGAGTGGTCCTGCCGCTGCCACGCATATCGCTGGCCTTGCCGCGAATGACCAAAGTATCGGGAGGCCCGGACAACTCAATGTCATCCACGGTGTAAAGCCCCAGCCGCGTCAGTGGCTGCCCTTCGTAGCCCAGGTAAATCTCGATGTCTGCACCGCGTGAAGGCAGGGAGACCGCGCCGTCACGGTCGTCGATGCGCAGCTCAAACTCATCAGACTCCATGCCTGGCTTGTCACTTGTCCGAAGCAGCAACAAACGGTCATTGATCAGTGCCGTGATGTCGGTGCGGTCTGCAACGATTCGGAATGCAGGCTTCATGAGACCTTCTTAATAGCCATAGCAAGGCATGGCAGATTCACTAGAATCCGCCGCCGAGTGTTGATAAAAGTTGGATGTGAACCGGGTGTCGCTAGCCCCAGAGCTGAATGACTTCCTTGGTCTGGGTGAGCAGATCCGGCAGCAGGATCTGCACGCCAGCCCGGTAAGGTTGAGGCTCATCTGCCAAGCCTTGATTGGCGTCCAGCACCGCCTCGACGCTGCCGCTAAGGTGCCCGTAATACTGCTGACAGAGAGTGTCGAGCAGATCCCCGTCAGACGTTCTGCAGATCGTCGCCATAGCTTACAAACTCCAATGAAAAGCCCTGCTTGCGAGGGATGCCCCCAGCCAGCAGGTTGCTCTGTTCTTCATCCACACTCAGCAGGCACCAGTTGCCCAGCACCTCGCCATAGCCCGTTGTAAGGCTGAGCGGTTGCAGATTGCGACCCATGCTGCGCAGGGTGTTCAGTTGCTTGAGCCCACCTTTGAAGCCCGGAAAGATGGACCCTTTCAAACTCAGCTTGTCGTCGCCGAGCCCAACCGCCTGTTGCGCAATGCTGCGTGTCAGACGTTCTTGCCCGGCCCAGCGGAACGCAGTCTGTCTGCGCAGTTCGTCAAATGCCGCCGTGTCCAGGTTGAAGTAGTAAGGCTGCGCCTCGGGCTTGAGCGGCTGAATAATCAACAGGTGCGGAAACGGCTTTACCGCTTCCGGGGCCGGTGTGGCCTGCGAGGCAAAACTGCCGGTGGGCACGATGTTGCCCAGAGACGGGCTGATCTTCCCGGCAACCCGATTGATTGCCGCACTTGCCTTGGACGCTTGCTCTTTCAGTGTGCCAATACGCTCTTGCACCTGGGAAACCGCGCTGGTCGCACGCCCGTACATCGCCACCACCTGACCGACCTTTGCCTGCGCGACATTGATGCCACGCATGGTGCGCTGCAACTTCGCGCCTATGGCCGGACCGATGAAAGGGATGTTCTCCAGCTCTGAAGCCGCCCCGGTGATATCGCCGATGGCCCCATTCAAGGGGCCAACCATGTCATCCAGACTCCGGCGTCCTACCTCCCCCGCGGTAACCAAGTACTTCAACGACGACTGCAGTTGTTCTGCATAGGCCATGACCTTTCCTCACCCCACGTGTGGGTCATCAAACAATTGACGGGCTGACGCCTGCCGACTGAACTCTTCAAATTGACGCTGCAGAAACGGCGCGAGTTCTCGTGCCAGTTGCGCCGGATCCTTCACATCACCCTGTACGCTGACGGGCATGTTCGGCGAGAAGGTGAATTGCTGATCTATCTTCGCGGGCTCGGCCTTGCTTTGCTCGGCGGCCTTGATGACAGCAGGCAACGCCTGGGGTGGCCCAACCGCCGCCATCGCCTTGACCACATCGCCAGGCGCAGCAGACGGCTTGGTATCACCCGACTTGTCAGCAACAGCCTCAGCTTTGTCGTCTGAGCCAAACAGCGCTTTGCCCAGAAAGCCGCCGACGTCCTGACCACCCATGCCTCCGAGAAATGCGCCCACCAACCCGCCGATGGCGGTGCCAACAACGGGCACAATGGAGCCAATGGCCGCACCCGCCGCACCGCCCGCCAGCGCGCCGGCCAGTCCTCCGGCCGCGCCGCCGTAGCCCTCGGCCTTCTCGTCCTGAGTTTCGGCATTCTGGTACGTGTCCAGAGCCAGCATGCCCGCGTCCAGAAACTTGGCACCCGGAACCACCTTGGCAAGACCGCCCAACTTCCCGGCAGCTCCAGCCATACGCGCCAGTCGACCAGCGGGCACGGGAGGCGGAGGAGGAACAGGTGGCCTTGGTGGCATAGGTGGTCCACCGCGACGGCCACCAGCGCCACCCGCTCCGCCACGGCGGCGGCCGCGTCGAGACCGACGCTGATCACCCGGTGCATCTGAACCACCGCCAAAAGCATTGGCATTGACGACAAAGACTTTCTGCGGCTCCGAGCTGCTGCCGCCACCTTTTGCACCATCGCCGTCGTTACTGCCTTCGCCGAACAGATCCAGGATCTTCAGGCCGGTGTCGACAGGATCAAACCCGGTCTTGCCACCCTCGTCCGACTCATCGTCGTCACCGTCTGGCTTTTCCTTGTCGCCGTCCTGAGTCTTGCTTTTGTCCTGGCCCTTGGCTTTATCCTTGCCCTTGAAGGCCTTGAGGCCCGTCTCCAGCAGCCCTTTGACCGCACCGACTTTGCCCTCTGGTTTGTCATCCGTGTCCCCAGAGTTGGTCACAAAGACTTTCTGGACTTTGTTCGGGTTGCCGCCCAGCGAACCACGCCCAATGTTGAGCAGCCCTTTGCCGATTTTGAACACCCCGGCAGCAGACTTCAGTGCCAACAACCCGCCACCGATAGAGGCGATGGCCAGCACTACCGGTTTGGAAGTATCTGAGAGCGCTGTAAATTCCTTGGCCGTTGCTGTGATCCCTTTCGCAACGGCGTCGGTGACAGGTCGGATCGCGTCACCAATGCTGCGCATCGAGTCGTTGACCGACTGGAACGTCTCGGCCCAGATCTGCGACGATGTGCCACGACGCTCGGCCAGGTTCTTGTCGAGAATCCCTGAAGCATTCTGAGCGTCCTTTTTCAGTTGCTCGTACATGCCACGGTTCTGCGAGTAAGCCGTCAGCGCGGCCTTCACCTGCATGTCGGCGAACAGATCGCCGGTACGCAGTGCTTGCTCCAGCGAATCCAGCATTTCCTTCGCTTTTTTCGGATCAGCTTCCTTGCTGATCTTGGCCGTGGCCTCCTTCATTTTTTTGGCTTTTTCAGGGTCAGTCTTTTCGATGTAGTGCTGAGCCAGTGCAAAGCTGGACTCAAGCGTCGACATGCCCTTTTGGATGCCCGTGTTCAGCGAGCCCTGATAATCGATACCGACGTCCTTGTACGACTTCACCACGTCGGTGGAGCCGATCTTCTCCATCCAGTTTTTCAGGTTGTTGGCCGCTTCATCCGAGCCGCCGGCTGTTTTCATCTGCACCTGCAGCATCGCGCCGAGCTGGCTCACCGAGTCCATGCCCGTAACACCGAGCTTGCCCATACCTGCAAGCAGTTGCGGAAACCACTTCGCCATGTCGCTGGCTTCAAAACTACCCGCCTGGCCCTGCATGGCGACGGCCTCAAGGGCTTTTTCCATCATTTTCGGGTCGGTGATTTTGGCGTTCTGCTGCAGCGCCTGAATCATGTTGGCCGTATCGGTGCCGCTAGCCCCCTGCCCGACCGCAAACTTCGCAGCCACCGGCGCGTAGGACAGCGCCTTGTCCAGGCTCATGCCTGCACCGACCAGCTTGTTGACCAGGTCAGCCACGTCATTGCGCGCCATGCCCGTGTCTTGCGAAGTCTTGATCACCGAGGTGGTCAGCTCCGCTTCCTGCGGCTTGTTGGCCACACCGGCCTTGATCGCGATGTCCCGGATGATCGCCTGATAGTCGGCACTGATCTTGGTCGGTACGGCCAATGCGCCGACACCCGCGACGGCGGTGCCGATGCCCGACTTGAGCCCGGCCTTGCCCTGCTCGATCTGTTGGTGTCCCTTGACTTTAAGGTCAATGCCCTTGGCAACACGGTCCAGAGACTGATATTCCTGCCTGAGTTTGCCAACCTGAACGCCCTGCTTGCGTAAGACGTCGAGGTTGGTTTCAAGCTTGCGCAGTAAGCCGGATGCCGACGCTGCACCGCTGTCATGCGCTTTCTTCCACTCATCACGCAGCCGCATGGTTTCGCCGATGGTGTTTCTCAACACCTTGGCCTGACTACCCTGTTGCTCCAGCTTCTTGATACGGCCTTCGACGGTACTGAAGGCGGAACCCAGGGTGGAACTGACAGAGCCGCCAATCACCAGCCCTAATGCCAGATTGTTCGCCATCACTCACCTCAGATGTTGGGATGGGCTCAGTCCGTGAGCCACCAGATCATGTCCGAGAAAGACATGGACATGATTTCCGCCGACGAGAAGCCCAGCTCTTTTGCAAGCCGCTTGGCCGCCAGCTTCTGAAGTGCAGGCTCAAAGCTCGTCGTCTTGCACCAGACGAAAATAGCCCGCCTGCAGGCGGTTGTAGTCCTTGAGCGGCAGCCGCTCCAGATCCCCGCCGCCCACTTCGGCGAGCGAAGCGAAGAGGTTGATCTCCCGCTGTTCGGCATCACCGTTTGACGCCGCTTGCGCAGCACGCACATCTCGCACGGTCGGGGCTCGCAGGGTCAGGGTGTCCACCTGAACGCTGTTGACCTCGGCAGGCCTGGACAGCTTCACCGAAACGCTGTCGGCCGTCAGAGTCATCCAGCTCGGTTTGGTATTTGCTTGAGACACAGGAGTTTCCTTCTATCAGAGGCCGAGGGCCGAACGTTCTGCAGCGAGCTGGTCGACACCGTCGATAACCCGTTTCATGCCCAGTGCATCAATCTCGTAGATCAGACGGCCGTCCACTTCCAACTTGTAGTAAGTGAGCGCGACCGCGTGTTTGATCTCGGACTTGTCACCGGGCTTCCAGTCCCCCATGTCGACCTCTTTGAGCCGACCACGCAGTGTGACCACGACCGGGGTGACCTTGCCTTTCAGGCCCTTGAACGCACCACGGAATACGCCGTTGAACGCAGTGCCATCTGCCAGGCCGAAAAACTTCAAGGACTCACGGCGCACGCCCGTGGTGGTGAAGTTGGCCTCCTGCTTTTCCATGCCCATGTCCAGCTCGACCGGCAAGTCCATGCCACCGGCACGGTGTTCTTCAGTCTTGAGCGTCAGCTTGGGCAGGGTCAGGCTGGAAACGTCGCCTTGGAAGCTGACACCGTCCACGAACAGGTTCAGGTTGCTCAGTGTTTCGGGAATCATTGCCATCGTTGCAGCTCCTTAAGCGGCAGAGTCGAGTACTTCGGTCAGCCATTGATTGGTGACTTCAACGCGGAAGTTGGGGTTTTCGGCAGGTGGCACATCGGTGAATCGAATGTTCCAGAACACCTTGCCCTGCTCCAGTTGGCTGGCCGTGTTCAGCTCGGTGTCCGCGAACACTTCAAAGTTGATGATCGCACCCTGATTTTTCAGGTCACGCATGAACGCCTGCAGGCCCTCAGTAACATCCTTGATGTAGGTCGCGGTGATCGAGCGGTCTACTGCCCACTTGTGCCCATAGAGAATCGCGTCCATAACGATGTCCATGGTGCGCACGCGGGTGACGAACGCCCACTTGGGATCGCTGCTGAGCGTGCGGTTGCCCCAGAGGCGATAGCCGTCGTCGCGAATGATGGTGGCGATGTTCGCGTTGTTGAGCAGATTCGCCCGGCAAGTTTCATCACCGTCCAGAAACTCGATGGGCCGCTTGGTGCCCGTGATGCCCACGAACTCTTTGTTGGACGGCGAGGCCCAGAAGCCGTACTCCGCGTCGGTCCAGGCGAACAAGCCTGCCACCCAGGCGGAGCCCGGCGCATCTATTGTCTTGCTGGCCGCTGTATCCCAGTACTGGACACCGGGGTCGACCATGAAAGAGCGCTTGCCGCCGAAGTTCTTGGCATACGCCATGACCGCTTCGTCTGTGGTGTTGGGGCCATCGAATATCGGCAGCGCCCGCAGTTTATCTGCCAGTGCAGCCATGGCGGTGCCGACCGCCAGGATCGAGCTGTGCTTGGGCGCAATCAGCAGTCGCGGCTGGGCATTGAAGCGGCTCTTGCCGTCGAGCAGTGCCTGGAGCCCGGTACGTGTGCCATCGGCTTTGACACCGCCGATGATGGCGGAGGTCTGCAAGGCTGCATCGTCCAGTTTGGCAACGCCGCACGCAACGATCACCGCCTTGGCCCGCACGTAGACCGCCTGACAGGCTTTGGTGATCGCCGAGTCAGGACCAAACGCTGCAATGGCTTCGCGCTCGGACGTGATCAGCACCAGGTCGTTGACCTTGGCGCTGTTGGACGGAGCCTCGGTAAACGTATCGACCAGACCGATGATCGAGGACGTGGGCAATGAAATGGTACGTGCGCCCGTGTCGACGGCCGTCATCGTCACGCCGTGGAAGAAACTCATAAGACGATCTCCAGAAACTAAAAAACCCCGATTAGCGGGGTTGGTGGTGGAATGCGAGTAGCGGGTAAGAAAACGCCCCGTCAGTGCGGGGCGTTAGGTGCTTTGCTGATCGTCGTCGCTGACGTCCTGCGCGGGGGCTTCCGGCTCGGGCGGCTCGTATACGAACGGATTCGCAGGCGGCGTAGGCCATTCAAAGTCCAGCGGGTAGCCAGGCTTCGTATCGAGCTGGCCGAGCTGCACGCGATACAGACGATACGCATCAATCTCAGCCCTGACAGCGGGCAGCGCTTTGCGCTGGTCGTCGGTCGCCATATCCAGTGACACGGCGTCCTGCAACTCCTCGTACTGATTGACCAGCTCGTCAATACGGGCAGTGGCCGCAGCCGAACGGTCGCCACGAGCGCACATGACCTGCACACGCACCAGCTCAATCGGCGTGTCTTGAACCGGGCCAAACTCACCCGCCAGGGCTCGTTCGTAAAGTTCTACACCGTGGGGCTCAGGATCGTGGGGAGACGCCGTGAACGGTAACTCCCCATGTGTTTCCTCCAGCCCCTCGAAAACCACCATCAATTCGATGGTAGCGCGGGCCTGAGAAGACCAGTACGGATTGCGGGCATTTAATACATTGGACATAGTTAGACCTACTGAATTCGTTGAAAGAGCGTGCGCTCTGTATTGTTGAAAGCACCATGGGCGCGCCAAACACCTATTGCGATAGCGCCGGAGTTGCTGCTTGTGCCGTCACCCACAGCAGTGGAACTGAAAATAAGGTTAGAGCCGGGGACTGAAGTGCCCTGGTTAATTGAATTTCCGTAGGCGGTAATGACTCGCGCAAATGCGTATTGCCCAATGCCGGTAAGCCCCTGCGCCGCCACTTTGGCCCCGAGATTCAGGTCGCTGACCAGATAGTAAACCGCACTGTCGGCAGCGCGCCGCATGTAGGGCGCAGCTGTATTATCTCCTGCAAAGCCCACATGCGTGATTGAGTCAGCGACAGGCCGTGTCGCAACGCGCGTGTCAGTTTCGGCCTTTGTGTAAACATCGGCCTTGGCATAAACCTCAGTTTTTAGAGGCCGCTCCATATCACGAGCATCTGTTTCATTCTTGGTGTAGGCATCGGTAATGCCGTAAGCAAACAACGTGCTGCCGACGTTGGCTTTTTTGGACGGATCAAAGTTGCCGGAATACCAGAGATTCCCGAAGTCGGTGTTATCGACCGCCAACTTAACCTGACCTGCGGACGTATATCCGATCTTGATCAGGTTGTTTAACTGGCCTGCACCCGTGCCTTGCTGGACAGGAACAAAGCCAAGCTTTGTCTGAAGAAAATACGTCGTGTTGTCACTGGCGCGGCGCATATAGGGCGACGCAGGGTCGTTGGCCGCAAGCCCAATGTTCGTGATGCTGTCCGCCAACGGTCGTTGCGAATCCCGCGCATCGGTTTCAGCCTTGGTGTAGACATCGGCTTTGGCATAGACCTCTGTCCTTAAAGCCCGCTCGGACACTCGCTGGTCAACCTCCGCCTTGGTGTAGGCATCGGTGATGCCGTAAGCAAACAACGTGCTGCCCACGTTGGCCTTGGTGGCAGGATCAAAGTTGCCCGAATACCAGAGGTTGCCTAAATCAGTATTATCGACCGCCGCCTTAAGCCCGCTACCCGACCAGCCGAGCCTGACCTGATTGTTCAGTTGGCCCGCGCCAGTGCCCTGCTGCACAGGAACAAACCCGAGCTTGGGCTGTAACGCCGCCACCCGCGCATCAATTTCCGTCTTGCTGTAAGCATCAGCGATACCGTAACCGCCCAGGGTGGTCGGGTTGAAACCGGCCATCACCAGGCCGCGTCGGTCTACCGTGACCCTGTTGTAAGTACCGGGTAAAACGCCAGTCGGACCTGCCACTTGCTCGAACGCCAGCGCAGTCGTACCCAAGGTAATTGGCGCGTTTGTGGTCAACTGCCAGAGCGTGTCGAACAACGCGTCACCCTGCTCGACGCTAACCATCAGGTTAGGTGTCACCTCCACGCTCACATCCGCGTCAACAACGCGTAACCAGGCACCACCCGCAACGACCGAGTACAAACCATTATCTTTGCCGCTGGCCTGATTTTTCACCAGTACCCGGTCGCCTGCGACAAGCGCAACGCCGTCGACCGACTGGATGCCAGCAAGGACCACCGGGCCGGTCGTGGCAGCACGAACCGATTGTTTATTGTCGAGCCTGGAAAGCTCTTCCTGAATCCGCAGGTCCACAAAGGAACGTGTGGCCAGCACAACCGTTGGGTCAATACGCAGCTCGACGTTGCTGGTGTTGCTGACCAGCAGGTTGATGCGCACGATCTGCGTGCGCCCAGATCCCTGTGCCAGCAAAGGTTTGAAGGACGGCGCGCAGTTCGCAACCGCCACCAGATCCCCGTCCGTGTCGTACAGGCCAATTTCACGAATCCAGAAGCCGCCCACCTCTGCCGGGATAACCTGCTCGGCGATGATGATCGCGTTGTTGGCTGGATCAACCTTGAGCTGATTGAGCGGTGCACGGCGGCGTTCGTTGATCAGTTTTTTCTGTGAAGCATCGGGCACAGGGTCGGTGCCATTGGCATCCCCCACACCCATTTGAGCTATTTTCCAAGGCACGCCGAGGGCATCGGCGTTGGCCTGCTTGGCCGCACCGACATTAGTCAGGGTGGCAAAGAATTGCGAAGTCTGATCGATCATGCGAAGACATCCAGAGTATCGATAGTGGTTTCACGCCCACCCAGCCCCATATGCCCCGAGACTTCAATGTCACGCGGCACAGGTGGGTAAACATCGATTTCGTCGCCTTCAGAGACCGAAGCGGCGAGGTAGAAACGGCCGGTCGTTTCAAGGCTGATGGCCAGTTCCAGCATGTGACGGCTGACAGGCTTGGCGTCATCGATCAGGGCCGTCAGTTCCTGATACATCTCCTCGGTGATGCCGGTGTCCAGCACCCCCACCTTGAGCGCAAAAGTACCGGGGATTCCCTCAGGTACGGTCTGCCACCACTCCAGGACATCAATGAGGTAGCCCAGCGGCTCAACCACTCGGCGTATTGCACCGATTGTCCCTTTGCGTTCATGGATGAAGAACGACGCGGCGATGGCTGCCCGCTTTACCGGCTCAGACCAGGCTTCATCCCAGCGGTCTACCGACCAGGCCCACGCAAGGTGATAGAGCAAGTGCGCGGGACAGGTCTGTGGGTTGTAAAGCGTGCGCAAAGGGATCTTTGTGACTTCATCCGTGGCAACCTCAATGGCACGCTCAAGCGGGGAACTGTTGAGGGGGAGCAAGCTGGTCATCTCAACTACCCCGCGTCACGGTGAACGCTTCGCACCAGGCGGCCTGCGCCTTGGTCGGGCGGATGTCCGCCCAGCCCTGCAGATCCACCCGACTGACACCGCTGATGTGCAGCTGCGCGTCAATGCCAGATCGAGCCACCTCAAGGCCCAGGCGTCTCCTGGGGTTGATCCAGGCTCCCAGCCGGTTCTTGCATTCAGCCAGGGTGGCCTCGGTCTCAGGCCCGCTTCCCACCATGTGGATGACAGCGTTGATGCGGAAAGGCAGGATCTCAGCGCTCTGAACAATCAGGCGATCCCCCAAGGGGCGCACATCCTCGTCACTGAGGTTGAGCCGAACCGTCTCCAGCAGATCCGCTGACGCCACACCACTGCCTTCCAACGCGAGCACCGTAACCACCACGACTGCCGGGGTTGGGCTTTCCGCTGTAGCGTCGGCCACCTGACCAGAGGCGTTGCGCGCGTGAAGGATGTAACTGTTACGCGGGCCAGCAGTGGTCAGCCCCTCGTAAGCAAGCTGCACCCGCTCCCGAAGCGCATCGTCCTCTTCCATGACAGCTGCAGTAGGCGGCACTGCAACAGGGTCCGCTGCCTGTATCTCCAGACGTTTGAGATTGACGTTGGCTGCCAACTGATCAAGGTCGGCTTTCTGGGCGTATGCCAGCATCAAAGACTTTGCCGCATCGTTGACACGCGCCCGGTTCTGAAGTCGCCTGTAAGCCCCCAGCTCGAGCAATTTGGTGACCGGGTCGCTTTCCAGCAAGGCGCTCCAGTTGTCACCCATGTATTCGCGAAAGGCGGATAGCTCGCCCTGATACTCTTCTTCAAAGTCCAGGTCCTCAAGGACTTGCGGCGCTGGCAGCGCCGACAGTTCAATCAAGCTCACGCCGTCACCTCCAACACTGCATTGTCACCCAGATACGTCCCCTGCACTTCCAAGGTGACCTGGCCGTTCAGGACCGCAATCACCCTGACACGCTCAAGCCTCAGGCGAGGTTCCCAGCGCCCGAGCGATCTGGCCACCTCGGCCTGCACCGCACTTTTCCAGCCATCGTTCACAGGCAGGTCGACAAAGCGCCGGATCTTGCTGCCGTACTCCGGGCGCATTCGGCGGCTGCCGACGGGAGTGCCAAGAATGTCTTCGATGGACTGCCGCAGGTGCGCCAGGCCGGAGACAGGCTGACCGGTACGGCGATCCATTCCGATCATGAATTACTCCAGCGGTTCAAGGTCCGGGTGTGCACGCAGGTACTCCAGCGCGACGGTGTCATCTGCCTGCGCCGTGGCAATGCCCTTGGCGACAGCCAGGGTGCGGGCATCCGGCAGAATCAGCGTGCGCGAGGTGAACAGCGTGTCTCGATACATCCGCCCCGCTACAGCGAGCGCTGAAGGAGGCACGGCGTCCGGGACTGATTCAGCCGTAGGTGTGACCTGGCCGGTTGGTGCTGCCGGTTGATCAACAGAAGTCTTATCGATTTTTACGGTCGCCATGGGTTATCTCCAGACATTAAAAAGCCCGCAGTGCGGGCCGGGTCAGTGCTTGTGGTTGGCAGTGTTGCCACCGGTATCGATGATCTGGCCCCCGCCGCGAATATCACCGGCGACGGCGAGCGTTCCGCTGATCGTGACATTGCCATCCAAGGTGATCGTGGCGGCTTTTGCGGTGATCGCACTGTCGGTAACGACGGCCGAGCTGGCCCCGACCTTGATCGTCACCGTTCCGCCAGGCAGATCAATCGTGTACGTCTTGGCCTGCCAGTCGTAGATCAGGGAGCCGCCGTCGTCAAAGCGCCAGACTTCGACATGGTCGCGGTTATCAGGCTGGGCACCGGCATTGCCATACAGCCCAGGAATGAATGTGCCTTGCGACACGTCACCGCTGGCACTGAGCAACGTGCCCTGCTCACCAAGGGTCGGTGCCCGCCAGTGCCTTGCCTTGCCGGCCGCAACGCTGTGCCAGCGAACCCAGGCGCTGACCCAATCACCATCCGAAACGCGGCATACCGGAGGTGACGCGGCCAGGTCCAGTGCAACGACATAGCAATCCTTCACAACACCGGCCAGCATGCGGTCATGTTCAGCTGAGGCGTAACTCATCACATGTCCTCGGGCGACTGATACTGGCCTTCGTTGTCACGCCCGGTGTCGGGACTGAACGCGAACACCAGAGTGCCGGGCGGCTCATTTGGCCAAGGCCATTCCTCTTCGCCGAGGTAGATGCCTTGGGTCCACTCGACCACCCAGACCGCATAACCGTCCAGTTCCGGCCTCGACCAGTCCTGTGCGGCTCTGACGAACTCGGCGGGCTCGACCTCAAGCCCCCAGGTCTGCAACCTCAGCAGAACAGCCAGTTGCGAGGCCGCAAAGGCTGCCTGCTGCTGGCAATGCTCGCGCTCGGACCCCACGATCACCCGTGCTTCAAACCGGGCAATCAAGGCCGTTTCTCCTGTGCCCTGATCAATGCCTGGCTCAAACTCCACCAGTTCGATCAACACAGCCGGGACGGCGACTTGCTGAAGCATATCCGGCATGGTGCCGACATATTCAAGCCCGGCAATCGAGGCCCTGATGTGTTGTTCAATGGCTTCGTACAGTGAGTCAAGATTGAAAACTTCATCAGGCACGGGCAGTTCCTTTCAGGTACTTCATCAGCTCGTAGTTGAATTCCTGCTTGAGGATCTCCAACAGGCGTTCGTCGGCCTGTTTCACCCAGCTATCGAAGTGGGGCCTGGCCTCTTCCAGAGACACTTTGGCTTTGGCCAACGGAAAGCGGCTGCCGTTTTCTTCTATGAAGCCGGAGCGACGTTTGCCTTGTCTTGTTTCGGCGTAGGCACCTGAGTCGAAATGCTTGCTCGCGGTACGGATCCAGATATCAGGACTGCCGCCGTAAACCGTCTTAAAGAACGCGCCCTGATAACGGCGACCGGCCACGGATACGCCGGTACGGCTCTGCCGCGCACGGCCGATACGACTGGCAGAAATGGCATCCAGACCGAACCAAAGCTTACCGCGCATCGTGCCACCGCTGACCGGGTAGGCCCGAAGGCGTTGCCGAACGGCTGCGACCGCGATGCGCTCTTGCCGACCGACAGTCCTGGCAATGTGCGTTCGCAACCAACGAAGCGTCTTGTTGATGGCACGACGCTGAGCCGCTATCGCCGCCTTGGGAACCGCCGCTGCAAAGTCCTTGAACGCGTCCAGATCCGCCGAGGATGGCTGCAAGGTGATCATGCCGTCCTTGGCCGATTGCTTGTAGAAGCTGCCTACGCTCATGGGTTAATCCTCAAAATCAACGTCACCAGCGCATCCCCACCAGGCTCTTGGCGGATCAGCGTGTACGTGCCACCACCGTCCTGCACGGGCAGATCGATGCGCACCTGCTGCCGCTCGACAACGCCCTGCGCGTCGGCTACCCGAATCACCAGGTGCGGCTCGCGCAGCCCGGTATTGATCCGGCCCAGCTTGGGTTGCAGCCACGGTGCCGAGAACATGCCCGCCACCTCGCGCCCCTCAATGAACGCCGTGTCGCTCAGTACATCGAACACGGCGTCATCGAGAGTCCCGATCAAGTCACGGAACGCCATGACTACAGCGTCAGGCGGATCTGCGCCCGAGGTCGGGTGCAAAGGTGCAGCGGGTTGGACTGAGCTTCGCCCGCCACGCCCTTGCCGAACGGCAGCGTCTCCAGCTTGCTGTAGTACGGGATGCCCTGAGTGTTGACCGTTTCCATGTAGTCCGCTGGAGCGAAGGCCGAGATGTACAAGTCCGGTACGCCCTCAGGCACGAGCAGCGCCTCGTCGTCATTCACGAAAGCGATACCGGCGACCTTGCCACGGTAGCGCTCCCAGACGATGCCACCGAACTCGAAACTTTCTCGGGCATCACCCCGCAGCTCCGACGCCTGCGCCGAGTTGAGGTAGGTTTCTTTGACCGACTTGTGAACGATCAGCTTGTTCCAGAAGTTCTTGCCGCAGAACGCTCGCGAGCCGGTGCTGGTCACGCTGCCGAGTGCGTCCTCTTGCATGTCCAGCGCTTCGCCCGCTTTGACGCGCAACTCGGTACCTGCGTCGTTCAGGCCCATGGACAGGCTCTGACGCTGGACACCAAAGGCCGCGTAGATGTCCAGCAGCACGGTTTTGCCGTCCGCATCCAGCACTTTGCCATTGAGTGCGCCCATGCGCTGGAACTCGTGCGTGGCGTCGAGCTGGCGGCGTGCACGGGCCAGCCGGGTGTTGATCACGTCCTGAACAGCCTGCAGTTCAGTACGGGAACCGAATGCGCGAATGCCTTGAATCTCATCCGCCCGGATCGTGAAGCGCTCCGGCAGGTGGACGGTGTTGAACGGGATCATCTGACGCTTGGTACCGGTGACCACAAGACCGGAGCTACCACGCTCACCAGCCGGGACCAGCGCCAGGGTGTCGCCGTCCTTTTCGATCTGCACCGTCAGGGTCGCGATGCCCTCTTCCTGAAACAGACCGAGGCCACTGATGCGACCGGGCAGGTACGGTTGTTCGTTGATGGCAGCGGTGAGTGTGGAGACGCTGAATGCTTCGTCGTCGAAAATGGCGATATCGGCCATGAGGGTATTCTCCAGAAAAACGAAACCCCGCAAATGGCGGGGTCGGATAAACGAAAATGAATCAGGTTTGTGGCCGATAGATCGATCAGCGAAGGATGATGAACTGCTTGGCAAGCGCCTTCTCAGCGTCCAGATCCAGACCGGTCAGCAGCGTTTCAGCAACCTCTGCCAGACGTACGACGGCTCGGCCACGCCGAACAATGTCGGACTCAGGAAGCGGTGCGAAAAGAATCGCTGCGGCGATCTCGCTGCCGTCTTCGGCGGTTGGGTCGTAAGGGGCGAACTCACCCGAAGCGGTCACCAAGCCCAACAGCTGGCCCGCATTCAGGGCCTCACTGGCTGCCACGTTGATCGACTCTCGCGAGATGTTTCCGGCACCTTCGGAGAGAAGGAATTCACCGGCATGGATAGGCTCCATTTTGATGGTCATGGACGTGCTCCTGTAGAGGTCGGTTTCTTGCCACCCTGCGCCGCCCTGCGGGCCGCGTAGATGTCGTGGTGATCGGGTTGTCTGGCCTGAACCTTGGCCGGTGGATCGTCCTGCAGCGGCAGGCTGTTATCGATTTCAAAGCCCTTGCCGCTGCTGACCAGCGTCTCAAACAGACGCGCCTGAACGGCCTGCTTGTCCAGACCTGCGCTGACGAATTCGGCGGTCAGCTCCGGCAAGCGAGCCGCCACACAAAGGTCGCGCACGCCCTTGGCCTGGGTGATAGCCGCCTGCACCGTTGCTTGATCGGCAAGCTTGGTGGACGCAATCAAAGGCTCGATCAGGTTGTTGATGCCCGCCGCGCCGCAAGCTTTCGTAATCATCAGCGCCAAGGCGGATGCATCAGCCGGTTCAGGATCAGTTGGTGGATCAGTTTTCTCTGGCTCAGGCTCAACGGCGTTGAGCTGATCCAGCAAGGCCTTTGGCGTCTGGCGGAACCGCTGTATGGCAGCCCCCTGCCCCAGGCAGGCTTTGACCTCTACTCCCGCCCCGATCTCGTCGGCCAGGCCAAGCGCCAGTGCTTCCGGCGCGGTGAGCCAGGTTTCAGCGTTGACCATGCGCCGCAGCTCGACCTCGTCGATGTCCGGCGACTTGGCCTTGTACGCCGCAATGATGGCTTCCAGCGTCTGGTCCAGCACATCGGCGACCTTGCGCAGGTCCTCGGCATCACCGGCTGTGTAGGTCCACGGGTTGTGGATCATCAACATGGCGTTGGACGCCATGACCATGCGGTGTGCGCCACACGCGGCAACACTCCCGGCACTGGCCGCCAGCGCGTCAATCCGCGCCGTGCAGCGCTCACCCAGCCGGTTCAGCGCATTGTGAATTGCCAGCCCGTCGAACAGGTCGCCACCGATGGTGTTGAACGCAGCCACGATGGGCGACACGCCGTCATCAATGGCTTTCAGGTCCTGAATGAACTGATTGGCCGTAATGCCCCAGCCGCCGATCTCACCGTAGATGTAGATCTCGATGGTGGTCTGCTCGGCCTGGGTTTCAGCCTTGATGCGGTACCAGTTCTGGTCCTCGACCGCCAAGGCAACTGGGGCCTTGTTGAAAATGCGAAACGGTAACAGCGGTTTCATGGGTTCTCCTTCTCGTCGGGGTCCTCATCGAACGCCGACAAGGTGCTGTAGTTGAGGCCCAGTCCACGGGCTCGGGCCGCATCGGCGGCGTTTTCTTCATCCACGATCTCGGCATCGGTGCCGGTGCGCAGGCACATCTCACTGCGCGAGGCCAGGCCAGCGTTGATTTCCATCGTCCTTGATTGCACGTCCTGCACCGGGTGGATGTAGGACCAGCCTTGCGGTACCCAGCGCGTGCGCAGGTATTCACGGCGGCGTGCTGCGTAGTCGTCCAGTTGCAAAGCACCCGACAACACCGCCATGTCCATCCACGCCGCCCGGACGGGACGGCACAGTTGGTGGACATACACGCTGAACTGCAGCTGCTCCAGACGCCGACGAAACTCGTTGAGCACCACCCGGATGGTGCGGTCGTTGACGCCGCGCATGTCGCCGGTCATCAACTCATAGGGCAGCCCCGCACCGGCGGCTGCCGCCATAAGCTGCTGCCGCATGAAGTCGGGATAGTTATTGCCGCCATCAGGCGGTGTCGAGAATTCGACCTCCTCCCCCGGCAGCAGCTCCTGCATCGTGCCTGGCTCCAGCGCGACCATCGGCGTGAAGCCGTCGCCTCCGATCTTGATCGGCGCGCCCGTCAACGGGTCGAGCATGGGCGGACCGTCAGCAGAAGGCTTGCGGATGAAGCCCGCGAACAGGTTGGCTACCTCCTGACGGAACAGGACAGCATCGTCGAAGTTGTCCAGGCTGCGCAGTCTCTTGAGCACTGGTGCAAGCCGAGGAACACCGCGAAGCTGACCGGGCTCCACCGGCTCAAAGATGTGCAGCATCTGGCTGGCCGGGATACGCACCAGCATGTTGTAACCGGCGTTGATAGAGGTCATGTCACTGGGATGTGAGCGATAACACCAGTAGGCCACCCGCTTGCCGAATCCGTTGAATTCGATCCCGGCGCGGATGATGTTGCCGGTGCTGGTCACCTCAAACTTGTCATGCGGAACAAACTCAGGTGCCAGGCATTGCAACTGCAAGGGCACCGCTAAGCCGTCATCCATCCGCCTGGGCCGTAACCGGACGAAGCATTCGCCCGACTGCTCGACCGTCCGCGCGATCAAGGCTTGCTGGCCGTAGAAGTCGGTCAACTGATCGGCATCAGACTCGTCTACCCAGTCTTCCCACGTCTCCTGAAAGATACGGCGCAATTCCTTGTCCGCGATCCTCGGCTGCGGGGTGATGCCGGTGCCGATCAGGTTGCTGACCCTGCGATCAATCGCGTTGGCCGCGTAAGGGTCATTGCGCACTGCGGCTCTGGAGCGGGAGCGCAAGTTGCGCAGCGCGGGCATGATCAGGCTGTTGACGCCGGTATCAGGTGCGTCCCATGTGGCCGATCGGCGACCGTCGGCAGCGCCTTCGTAACTGGCCTTCATGCGCTCGGGCAGGACGAAGCCGGAACGTGTCAGGGTGGGGTAACGAGTACTCACAGGCCCTTGCCCCCATGGTAAAGACGGACAACGCGGGAGCGCGGACCGGCAGCGTTGGTCAGGCTGGTGCGGATCAGATCGCGAGCCTGGATCAGCTCATCAACCGAGCGGTACTCGACCGTCCGATCTGCGTAACGCACGATCTTCTCGCCACGCCCTATCGCTGCCTCGACGGCATCAAGGTGCTTCTGGGTGTAAGCCATATCAACGTCTCTTCAGATAGCCGCTGGTGGAAGCACGGCGTTGCGGGGGTTGCGGGGCCGGACGCGCCGGTGCTTGAACGGCAGCAGCAGCCACAGGCTGGGGTCGAGGTTCCGGCTTCGGTTCAGGTCTAGGCTCGACACTCAGGCGCTCGGCCACAGGGGCTTTTGCGTGACCGGTGTCGTCGAACAGACCGGCTTGAGCCAAGGCATTTTTGAGCCTGCCCCAGTCATGCTCGCCGTATCGATGCAGCCCCAGGTAATGCGCCATCGCCAGGCTGTACACCAGCAAGTCCAGCGCTTCGTTGCGCTCTGCCTTGCCCTTCACCCACTCGATGCGTTTGAAGCCTTTGACGTAGCGAGTAACCTTGCGTTCGGCGACGCATTGGGCAAAGAAGTCATCGGGCAAATCCTTGGGGAAATGCAACGCGCCCGGCCCGCTTTCCAAGTGGTAGCGGTTGTAGATCCAGTCCTTTGCGGTGTCGGTACCCACCATCCAAAGCTCCGCACCGTTGCGCTCGGTCTGGCCTTTCCACGTCACGTCCACCAGTGAGGGACGTTGAGCGATAACCGGCTTGCCGGGTTTGCTTGCGCCTTTGATGGCGAAGACATTGCGCCAACGCCGAACGCGACAGAACTGATAGACCTCGTGGGTGTGGTGTCCACCGGAGTCGACAGCAGTTGCCAGGATCGCCAAGCTGACGCCACAAGGATGGCGGTAACGCTCTTTGAGTTTTTCGTCCAGTGCCAGCCAGGTGCGATCATCGGCGGGGTCGCCCATGATCACCTGAAAGTCGACGATCCAGCGCTCCATGCCCTCGCCACAACCTACGACCATCATTTCAAGACGGTTAGCCTGCACGTCGACTGCAGACACCAGCGACAGAACACCAGTGGGCATGGTGCCCAACACGTAGTCTTCCAGCAGGGCTCTGGCTTGCAGCACCGCGGCTTTTGTTTGCTCTTGTGCGCTGTCCCATACCTTGGCAAGGCGGGTGTTGTAAAACACCTGCATGGGCTCAAGGTCGCCGCGATCCTGAGCCTTTTTGGCCTTCTCATATTGCTTGGCCAGTGATGACCAACTCTGCCAGCCCAGCGGGGCATACAACGCATTGAGGTGGAAACCCACCGTCTCACCGTCCCCGTCGGCATGTGAACGCCATTCGCCACGGGCGAGCATGTCACCCTTGTGAAACTCCTCGATCAGTACGTCGCAGTCAGGCCCGGCGCACTGGTAATGTACGGTGCTGAAATCAGGCGAGTACAGCAGGCGTTCCCACTCCAGGGTTTGCATGTGCCCACACGATGGGCATGGCACGTAGTAGTAGCGCTGGTCGCTGGTGGAGAACAGATCATCAATCCGCGATGCGCCCTTGATGGTCGGCGAGCTGGAGAAGTAAAACTTGGCGTTGCGGCCGAAGGTACTGCCCCGCGTCTCGGCCAGTTCTATCGGATCACCCTCATCATCAACGTCCACATCCCAGCGATCCACCTCGTCGCCGTAGACGAACCGAGCAGACAGCTCAGCAAGGTTCGCCGCAGAACCGGCTGTGGTGGCGAACAACGCCCCGCCTTCAAACTCTTTGGTGTCCATCGTGTTGCGTGCGTCACGCGAGCGCGGTGAGGCCACACGTTCGCGCAAGACCGGAGTGGCATTGATGGTCTTGCTGATCCGCGCTGACACTCGCTTCGCCAGGCTCAGGCTGGGCAGCAATGTCAGGATGTTTGAAGGCGACATGTGAATCAGCGCGCCGATCCAGTTCAAAGCGATCTGGGTTTTCATCAACTGCGACGCCACCATTGTGACGACCCGTTTGCAGGGGTGAGCCGGTGACAGGCACCGCATGGGCTCGCGGGCATAGGGTGTCCGGGCCGTTCGATATTGGCCGGGCTCTGCGGCTCCAGTGTCACGCGGGATGCGCATGTACTCATCGGCCCATTCATCGACCCAAAGCTCCGGGTCGGGCTCAAGCCCACGGCAATACGCCTCGCGGTACACCTCGGCACCGTCTGCGTATCCAGTGGGCATAGGTCTATTTCTCGGTCATGGCGTGTTCAAGGTCGGCGGTGGTCATGCGGGCGGCATCCTCAAAGATGCGGCGAAATGCGCCGGTCAGGTGTTTTTCGATTTGCCAGGGGTCAGTCATTGCAGCCAGCTCCGGGGCCAGTTGCGGAGAAAGGCCGAACATCAGGTCGCGCACGGTGCGGCCAGCGGTGAAGGCGGCTTTTGAAACCGCTTCCCGCACAACCAGATTGCCTTGAACCTTGTGGAACTCAGCCTCGGCCAACTGCCCGAGGTAGAACTCGCGGTGCGCTCGGGACTTCTGAAAGTCCGGGCCTTTGTTTGGGGGCTGCACCGCAGGTGTTTCGGCGCTCGGCAGAACTTGGCTGTAAACGTCGCGATCAACACGCCCCTCTTCATGGCGAGCCGCGACAGCGGCCTTGCTCGGATCAGCGGATTCGGCCAGCAGCGCTTCGGTGGCTTCCAGATCGATCTTGCCGTCCGGAGTGAGAACCAGGCGTTCCTGCTTTGCCAGTTTGGAAACGTAGGATTTGGCCCAGCCGCGCCGTGCTGCGAAGTCCGACTTGCTGATCACTGTCATGCTGAAATGTCCTGTTCACCCAATGAATATGGGGTGTTCACCTGTTCACCGTAGTTCACTAAGCTGGTGAACCGTCCGCTAACCAAATCCCGCGAGTCCGCAGCCCCGTGTACCCCGAATACCCCTAGGGTCCCCCCTCTCTCGGGGCGCACCAAAACAGGTCATTCGGCCCGAAACGCCGAGATGACGAGCCAGGCGCGGGTGGACGTGTGTAGATCCACGACCTACTTGCTCTGGCTGCGCAGGATCTGCGCGTCGACCTGATCGGCGCAGGTGTCGAGCAGCTTGATGGCCTGATCCTTCAGCTCCCAGACGTCGCCGTTCGAACGAAGGTCAGCCTCATCGGCGTTGATGCGTTCGCAAGGAACCAATTCAGGGGGTTCGATTCGGACTGCTGATGTTTTTGTTACCACCACCGGCTTTGCCGCGCAGGCCGTCAGGCAAAGGCTGAGAAGCCCAATCACGAACGGGCTTGCTGTTGCGCTTGAGGTCTTCAAATTCTTTCCTCGCCTGTTTGGCTTTGTTTTCGCTGGCCTTGATCCGTTGATTCAAGTCCTTCAGGTAGGCCGCATTACGCTGGGCCTCGGCACGCAACGTGGTGATGGTGGCCTCGCTTTCGAGGTTGGCGTCGAGCGCTTTCTTCTTGGCCGTGGCTTCCACTTCCACTTCGCCGCGCAATGCGACGACCCGGTACTGCTGAATACCGACGAGCAGTACGCCCACCAGCGCGATGATGATTGCAGCAGCGATAGCCTTCATAGGGAATCCACCTTCCGGCCAATGAAACGGGCCACCAATTCGCGAATGGCCGTAACGCCAAGAAAGCCAATCGTTCCACCTGCCGCTACCGATAAGCTGGGCGGCCAGGTCATCCACTCAATCAGGCTGGACGCGACCAGACTCAACGAACCGCAGATCAGCGCTTCGAACAAGATCCGGCGCTTACTGGTTTCTTTGGCGTCGTAGAGGATGCGCAGTAGAGAAACGACGATGGCCATGATCATGCCCTGCCACAGTGGATTTGAAATGGCCGCCACGATCCTGGCCCACGTATCTGGTTTGTCGGGCATGGTGCGCATCCGGTTACCCCCTTAGGGGTGAGCTGAAAAACAAAAAACCCGGCGCATTGGCCGGGTTTGATTGTTAGTGCGTTAGCCGCTATGCGGTCGCACCTATCGAAGATGACTACTTTTTACAGGTGGATTCCGGTGGCAGCAAGCCAGTATTAATGCCACCGACGAATATGTAGGCAACACAGCACCAACGCCCCGGCAATGTAGACGAATACCCTCAATCGGCCATTCGCTTTTTTTGCCCCTGTCCCACTGTCCCACTAGGCTAGAGACAGGTGGGACGCTTGAAGCCCCCGAAAACAAAGCGTTGTCCCACTGTCCTACCTTTATTGTTATTTCTCCGTGTAAAGAGAGAGTATTTAAACGCACGCTGACGCGCGCATAGCGCGTGATGGTGCCCGCTACGCTACATGTGGGAATGCTGGTTAAAGGTGGGACAGTGGGACGGAGCAACGCAGACGGGGCTAAAACCCGTCCCACCGCGTAGATAGGCAGTGGGACGAGGTAGGACAAGCGGGAAATAGCGAGCCCCCTCAAGCAGCCTTACCCCACAGCAGCCCTTGAATGCTCAGGTGTGCTTGATGCAGCCGGTCATAGTAGGTCTGCCGACTGCAGCCGCAGTGGGTGATTTTTTGATGCAGGAAACTGTCGCTGTTGCAGTAATGCTCACGCACGACCAACGCCAGCTCGGGTGCCAGGTGCTTGTTGACGATCAGCTCTATGTCGGCAGACTCATCCAGCAGAACACGGCTGCCCCGCGTACCGCGTATCAGCTCCCCTTTGCACTCCATCAGCATGGCGATCATATTCCCGCCTGCAGCGGTTCCACCCGACGCAGGGGAATGCAGGTCTTCAGCCCAAAGTTTCAACATCGCATCAATTCGTTTAATCATCGAAGCACGGCTCATCAAACTTCTCGACAACCAGATCTGACGTCCGGCCCCAGTTCGCGGGCTTTTTGTATACCCACTGTCGTAAGCCACTCTTCGACAGCACCGATGATCGCGCCCGCTTCCACCCCAGGCGGTGCATGATTGCGCCGACGCGCATCTGCTCTGGCTTGCCCCAGTGCCCAGCATCAAGCTTCAGCGCTGTGCCCAACAGCTCATTACCGCTGGTGGTTTCGCCGATCTGTGACTCTTCCAGCCAATTCAGAATCAGCCCTTCCCACTCGTCGACCACGAAGCGCTCGTCCTGTGCCTCGGCAAACATGGACGACTCGTCACGATTGACCCACCAGATCTCGCCTGCCTGGAAGCAAAACATCGCCTCAGCCCACAACTGATCACGTATTTCACGTAGTTGCTCAAGTTCGACCTTCGTACAAGCAACAGGCCAGTAGCGTCGGTTGCCGGTCGCGTCCTTAAGGTATTCTTCTTGGTTGGTCGTACCCACGAAAACACACTGGCGTGGCACGTCGTTTGTTCTCCGGCCATAGCTTTCTCGGTAGGTGTCTGTCGAAGCAGAGAAGAACTGCTTGGCCTTGGTACTCTCGGCCTTGTTGAAGCTGTCCAGCTCGCCCAGTTCGACAATCCACTTGCCACGAATAGCCTGAAAGCCATCCTTGTCGCCGAGCGCAAAGGGGGTGTCCATGAACCAGTCGCCCCCGAGGATGCTCATCGCGGTTGACTTACCAGCGCCCTGTGCGCCTTCAAGGATCAGGACCGAGTCAGCCTTACAGCCAGGCCGCATCACCCTCGCGACCGCCGAGATCATCCACCGTTTACCGACCTTCTTGACGTACTCAGAGGGTTCTACCCCCATGACATCGATGAGCCATTGTTCCAATCGCGGCACTTGATCCCACTCAAGCTTCTGCAGGTACTCACGCACTGGGTGAAAGGCGTGGTCGTGAGCAACAATGCTCACCGCCTCGATGACGCTGGAAGCTTTGACCCGAAGGTTGTAGACCTGAGCAAGCCACTTCATGACCCGCATATCATCGATATCAGCCCAGTCGCCAGTACCACCGCCGTAAGGCGCGGCCCGCAACTTGACGATCTTGGAACTGAAGGCACTGAAGCTGATGACACCAGCCCAGCGTTCGTCGTTGCCGAGTATCAGCTCGATATTCTGCATATGGGCAATGAGCGCGCCGTTCTCACTGCGTGCCAACTGGTCTTTCCAACCACCTGCTGCAGGGGGCCTGACGACCGCTAACACCTGACGGCGGACGGCCTCTAAACCCTCGGCGACATGTAGATCATTGAAGTCAGTCCATTTGTCATGACGCTCAACCGAGAAGATAGGCGCAACCACCTGACCACCAACGATCAGGGCGGCGTTGGTAGCCTTTTCCTCGCCCGGGTTCCAAAGCTGCCCATTCGGGCGTTTGGTCTTCCAGTCATCGTCGCGGCAGATGATTATCGGTCGACCGGGAAGACGGTCACGCATCAGCTTGGCGACGGCGAGCAGGTTGCCCGCATCAAAAGCAATGGCGACTCCGTATGAAGTCGCCATGTGCAGGCTAGCGCCAGTGGCGTATCCCTCACAGATCAGTAACGGCTCACCCGGCTCAGGCTCAGGGCCGATCAAATGAAACGCACCTTCCTTTGACATGCCGTAGGGCCAGTAGGATTTGTCACGCCCGGTATCCTGTTGCTTTTCCGGGTAGATCACTTGCAGGCCGACTATCTGATCGCGGGCATTGCTCATCGGGACCAGCACAGCACCTGAACGCGGCGCGTAACGAACACGAAACCCCACGATCTGCTTGCGATCCAAATAGGCGCTTTTGCCTTTATCAGGCATGCGTTTGAACATACCCGTCGCCCGACTGGCCGCACGACGGGAAGCATTAGCGGCGATCTCGGCTGCGCGCCGCTTCGCGTCCTCTTGGCGAACGCGCATGACCTCGCGCTCTTCAGGCGACATTCGACCAGTTTTCACCTTGATCTTCTGCGACTCACCCGAACGCCAGTCACCAAAACTACCGAAGATCAGCGACTCGTTCTTTTCAGTCCGATGCTCGTGAATGACGTACCAACCATTCTTTTCCTTTCCCTTGTCCTGGGATGTCTTGCAACGGGTTAACTTGCCGAACACCAACGGTTGAGCAGGCTCAAGGCCGTAGTCAGCGAATTGCCCCAGCACCTCATCGAGCATGACGGGCCTCACGCAACTCCAACAGGGATTGGCAGGTCAGGCATTGCGTACAACCGGGCAAGGCCATCCGTCGTGCATCGGGAATAGCCTCTTCACAGGTTTCGCAAAAAAGAAACGAGTGAATCGTGAGTAAAGGTTTGGCCGCACGCCGAGCCGCTAGGGCTTGATCTATACGCTCTTGCACCAGGTCATTAGCAAAATCGGCAATGTCAGCCATGGTCAGTACCCCGCGTCGTCTGATTGACGTAGGAGGCGCGGTTGAACAACCCGAGCAAGCCTTGAATGCCTCGGAACACCTGCAGACGTATCTCAGCCAGTTCCTGATCGCTCACGACACCATCGCCGATACTCTTCGCCCACGTCTCGGCAAGATTGGCGACCTGATGGAAGTATTCTGCAATGCCGGTGGTCAACGTCTCTGGCATGTCGTTGGTATAAGCCTCTGCCAACTCCTGCCAAGTCGTATCACCGACCAAGGCATGCACTGCGTCCAGAATACGGCGGTCCTTGGTAAGCTCCAGGATCTCACCGAACTCTTGAATGTTGACTGTGTGGCTCGGGTGAGTCGGTGAAAGCTTGTGTTGCAGGGTGGTGGGGTTTCTGCCCGTGGTGACAGCAATTGCAGCAGCGCCGCCAGGGTAGTCCCTTGCAGCATGGTAAAGCGCCAGATCGAGCGGCAGGATCTCCCGCTGCGCCCGTTCAACACAACTCAGAGCAATTCGGCTCATGGCATTAATCCTTGTAAGTTGCCAGTGCCGCGCAGCATGTAGTGGTGATACATTTGCCGCGTGGCTTGAAAGGGTCCACACGCCGGTCTTACCGGCACCGTGCCGAGGCAAACGATCCGTCGTTTACCCCTGGCGCAACAGCTGCCCGCTCTGTGGTGGAAGAGGCAGCAACTCAAGGCATCCGTGCCTTGAAAACGCGATGAAGACCAACGGATTGCATGTGGTGTGCCCGTCAACCTTAATCGCGGCCCGGCTCCGCTGTGGTGGCGCGTGCTGGGGGAATCAGGGCGATCAAAGTGTCGCCCTTTCTCTCACTTATTGTTTTTGTGTGGTGCTGATGCGTTGAGTAACCATGACGCGTCGAAGGGTTGGCCTCTCTGTGATGCAGCTATCGCAAGTTTTACCGAATAGCTGGTTTCTCCCGTGTACTCAGTTCGAGGTAGACAACCCGAACGTCGCCATTTGTTAAGGGCTTGACTGCTGCGATCACAAATTTTAGCGGCTGCGCCGATTCCCCCTACGGCCTCAAAAGCAAGAGCAATTGCGCTCGGATATTCCGCTGGATCCAACATAACGACCTCGATAATCAACTGCTGGTTGATATTAAATGCCAACTGACTTTTGCGCAAGCCCCGTGCAACCATCAACCTATGGTTGATAAAAATGAATTGCGCGTTGCATTTAGCTCACGCCTGCGAGAAGCATTGAACGATGCTGGGGTTCGCACGCGAGGCAGAGGCGTGGACGTCCATAAACAGCTCAAAGTGATGGGCGTTTTCAAAACGACTCAAGCCATAAGCAAATGGCTAAACGCAGAGGCGATCGCTGAGGCTGACAGCATGGAGGCGCTCTGCTCTTGGCTAGGAATACGCCGTGAATGGCTGGAATATGGGGTAGGCCCGAAGACTAATGACATTCATGTGTACTCCTCGGATCCTAAAAACATCTCCGGGAGCAACATCGTTCCGCTCCCCAACACATCAGGCAAGGTACCGCTTATTTCTTGGGTACAAGCAGGAGCTTGGTGTGAGACGTATTCGAATGTAGAGTCTGAAAGTGCAGAGTCATGGCTATCATGCCCAGTCCCAATAAGCAGTAGCGGGTATGCACTCAAGGTGCGAGGGGACTCAATGACCAATCCAGGTCTTGGCAGAAGCTATCCCGCAGGCTGCATAATTTTCGTCGATCCTGAAGTAGAAGTTCATACAGGCGATAGAGTTATAGCGAGATTGGATAGAACTAACGAAGCGACATTCAAGGTTTTTGTAGAAGATGCAGGACAGCAATTTTTAAAGCCTATAAATCCTCAGTACCCGATAATAAAGATAACTGAAGAAACGCATATTTGCGGCAAGGTCATTGGTTCATTTATCCCCGAATGACCTTAGCTTTAGTATTAGAAATCTAAAGACTCAATGATATCATCAAGTACCTTATCCATTCCGTACTTCATACCGTTTACCAACATATACAAGTCACGAAAAGTATCATAACTTTCCTTGGTTCCCATGTCTTTGCTATTGTATGACACCATGTGATTAAACTCTACCCAATCCTCGTCCCGCATTCCAGCTAGGGATTCTATGCTTTGCCTGCCTGGGTAGTAAAATAAAGCAAAGTGGTCATCTCCTCTCTTAACCGAAGACCACTTATACTTTTTATCAAATATAAAAAAAACTTCACCATCGTTATGCCCTGGCCATACATCCGATATCTTGCTTTGATTGGCAATCATTGCGTTCGCGGCGACTACAATTTTACTCATGGTCTACTCCCTGATATATCATCTATGTTCTGCACATTGAGAGATCTAACTTTCTCTCGAAGCTCGCTGATAAGTGCGCGCTTCTTCTCCTCTGTAAGCGGCTTAGCTTTTCCGACGGGAGGATCGAACACAAGCTCTAACTTCTTAATCTGAACATCCATCAAAATGAGCAGCTTATCATTCCCTCTGATCTGGCCTAAAAGATCGTGAAAAATATTCGATATAGTTTGTGCATTACCAGACTCTGCAGCATTGAAGTTATTCAAAAGCTCTAACTTTTCTTTTATTTCTGAAAGGGTGAGCTGATGAGAATATCCAAACAGCAAAGAAAATGCAGAAGCTATCTCCTTGCGTTTAAATACGAAAATCCCTATCGCAATGCCAGATGCTATTGAGGAGGTAACATCTGCAACGAAACTTACTAAATCAACCCAATCTTTCCATGTCATTCACTGCCTCCTAAGCTTTGGCTATCAGCCGTTTTTCGACCAATCAATTGGGATTCACGAGCATTGACCCGTGGGCAATCTCCACAGGCGTTGAAGGTATACGCATACATGGATCAAGTGCAATATATCAACCTGCGGTTGACTTGACCCACCTTCTGGTTGATATTTGCCTCACTCTTCCACCACAGAGCGAGGCAACACCATGCACACCACAGCAACCCTGCACGTCCATCCCAGGGTCACTGATCCGCTACGCGTCTTCGAGGTGCGTCACCTAGCCAACGTGGCTGGCTGTACCTTCGTCGCCAGCAAGCCCAAGAAGCCTAGCCGTAGTCATCCTGCGCCCTTCGATCCGAACGACGGAGGGCACGCGGCATGAGCAGATACAAACTCGATGCCAAAACACTGGCCTTGCTCAAAGCGCAGGCCAAGCTCACTGAAACGTTCAACCACACCGTTCGCTCCACAAAAAGTGGTGCCCTGCCCTTTCGCCTCAAGGTCGAACACGCCTCCGCGGAAACCCAGTTCAGGGTCGAGGTGGGTAATCAACGCCACTCCCTGACGCTGCCAAACACCCCAAAGATGCACCTCCTGCTGGCAGCTTTTATCGAAGAGATAGCTAACGGTCCGCTCGATCTAGGCACATCCGCAGCAAAGCGCATCGATGGAAAATACAACCTCCTCGACGAGCAACTGAGTCTGCAAGTCTTCGATCTGGTACGCAGGGGCGGCATGCTAAGCCTGGACGTTGGGCTTGAACAGCCCATCCATGTCTCGATTCATCGCAACAAAACCCGTACAGCAGCAACGACCCTTATGACTATCGGAGTCAGGCAGCCTCGGACCAAGTGCTTCACGCTGTCCGGTCCAGATGCCGAAATCCATGAAAAGGTTGTCGAGTCCATCAATCACCTGGCCAGCATTGCGACTCCAGCAATGCAAGCGGCTTAGGAGGAAGCATGGAACGCACCTTGGCTCAGACCGCAAAACAACTTGGCATCAGCAGACCCAAGCTCATCTCTCTGATGAGGGAAAAGGCACTACTCAATGAACGAAACCTTCCCGCCTACCCCACGCGGGATCGCGAGTACATGCGCGTCAAGGACAGTAGCTGGTTCCATCACCAGTTGGGCATGCAGTACAGCCAGTCAACCAGGGTAAAGCAGCCCGGCATACGCTGGCTCGCTGAACAATTGGGGCTGGCTGCGCCTGAAATACCGGCCGACAAACGTGACGTGGCCTAGGGAATATGCTCGCCAGATCGTCGCGCTGCATACGCGGGAAGAACGCAATGCAGCGCTTCTGGAAGTTCCGGAACACCTGCGCGAGCTGACCAAACGACACTGCCTGAACAGCTGGAACCACCCCAAGCGGAGAAAACCGAATGAACCAAGAAGCGATTGACCGTTTGCTGATTGACTTGCTGCGCATTCCGCCAGAACAGCGCACTCAGAACGACGTTGCTGCTGTCATTGCTGGCATTAACTCAGCCGCGCGACTTGAAGCTGTCGCGGCAACGCCATTGCAGCAGGAGCAATTCAAGTTGCTGGCCATCACTGAGTTTTTGGCATGCGAACTTCAAATGGTCGATGCCCACGTCACGCTCGACCTTAGCATCACTCAACCCCAATGGATCCCTCTCACCCTCACGATGCGTCGACCTTGCGGAGGTTACGTATTTGGGCGCGGACGTACAGCACAAGAAGCGCTCATGGACATGTACGACTACATTCCCCCACCCAAAGAAGCTGCGGCATGAAGGAGCACAGCCAGAATCCGCTACGTCTGATGCCAGCACCGGACGCGGCTACCGTCGAACTGCTGTATCGGACCTTCGGAGATGTACTCATCCCCCTAGACAAGCTGCGCGAGCAGTACTTCCGAAACCTCAACGAGCGGTCGTTTGTTGCCGAGATTGAGAACGGACGAATCCCGCTCCCGATCACCACCTTGGACACAAGCCGCAAAGCACCGAAGTTCGCGCACATTCGGCACGTCGCAGCTCTGATCGACATCCGTGCATACAAGGCCGATGAAGAGATGGGCAATTCTCAAACTGAATCAGAATCACCGATATAACCCAAACGGCTGCCACCACCAGCCGAGCCACCCCACCAGGAGCACACCACATGACTACGATTCAAATCTGCGTGTTGATCGGACTCATCATTTCCGCCGGCCTGCTTTTATGTTTTGGCTACATGATGGGCCGTAGCGACGGCATCGAAGTTGGCATCACGAACGGCGAACAAGTACCGCGCGAACAAGACGTTCTGGCGATCCATGAGCTTGAAGCATCATTGAGGCTGATCCGCACAGACAATGAGCAATTGGCGCGACACTGCGAAAGACTCCAGCGAGGTATGGCGTTTGGTGCGCAAGAACGAGTCGCGCTGAACGATATAGCCGAGAAACTGAGAATCGCTGCAGAGACTTTCAGCGCGTTTCGTACCGGCAAAAAACTAGAACGCGATTGTTTGGTGCTACGGCAGCAGGCGTTGCAAATGGCTGAAGCGCTCGGCGTATCAGACCAGCAGGTGAACGCAGCATGAACCGATCTATCCCCCTGCTGCGGCTCAGCCCGCAAGCTGCTGGCGACCTGCACCGGCAGCACACCAAAGCCATTGCCGAACTCCGTGCTACGACCCGCTTCAACAAAGAGCTGAACAATCGACTTAGGTCGATGATTGGCCCTGACGCTTTGCGTACCTTGCGAAAGGACGTCGAGAACGCACTGCTACTGGCCGATCTGGTCGAGGAGAATGACCAGGCGCATGTGCTTTACGTCGTCGGCACAAAACCAGAAGCGTCCGATGAATCAACTTGCAACCAAGCATCGGAGGAAAGCGGCAGTGATCGCTCACAGACTAACCACCAGCCGCAAGCCGCTTTGCTCCGCAACAGCAGTTGGAGCACCACACAAAAAACAAATAGTCTCTGCTGCACAGCAGCAGGCATTACTGCTCTTCCCAGCTGCACCACCGAAGCGCCTGTACCCCACGAAAAGCTGCGCGAGGCAGCCACTCATGATGCAACGCTAATCGCTCAAAATCGCCCGCCCGCGCAGCCTGTGGTGGGGGGTAAGGCACTGTCGCAGATCTGTGATAAACCATTCCAACCAGAGTGCCCCGTGAAAGAGCTGTACCGTTTCCCCAGCGATCATGAACCCAGCCTCTCGCATGTTGGACTGAGATGTACGAAGTGTGGCCTGCAGGCTAGCGCGACGGTCGCGAATGAGGTGACAGCATGACCTCACTCAATCGCCCACCCTTCGATTTCAAAACCCAATACAGCCTGGGCTTCAACGCGCAAGACGATGAGATTGTTGTCGACTTCTTCTGCGGAGGTGGCGGCGCGGGTACCGGTCTGGAAATGGGTCTCGGCCGAAAAGTCAGCGTGGCCAAGAACCATAGCGCTGCAGCGATCAGCATGCACACAGCCAACCACCCCGGCGCGAAGCACTTCACAACCGATGTATTCGACGGCGATCCGGATACCGAATGCGGTGGCAAGGCGGTGGGCTGGTTCCACATGAGCCCGGATTGCACCCACCACAGCCAGGCTGCTGGCGGGCAGCCACGCAAGCGCGAGATCCGCAATCTGTCTTGGATCGGCTTGAAGTGGGCAGGCAAGAAGAAACCCCGCGTCGTCAGCCTAGAGAACGTAAAGCAGATCCTGCAATGGGGGCCGCTGGTGGCCAAGCGCTGCAAGTCGACCGGGCGGGTCGTGAAGCTTGGCGGCGGCATTGCAGCACCTGGTGAGGTTGTGCCGGTCGATCAGCAGTTTCTGGTGCCAGACCCTGCCCGGCGTGGCCAGACATGGGCGGTGTTCGTGGCCGAGCTGGAGCGCTTGGGCTATGCCGTCGAGTGGCGTGTGGTCCGAGCGTGCGACTTCGGCGCGCCTACCAGCCGGGAACGTTTGTTCATGATTGCCCGTTGCGACGGCCAGTCAATCGTATGGCCAGAGCCGACACACGCCAAGCGCCCCTCCAAAGGCCAACAACCTTTGAAGAGCGCCGCCGAGTGCATCGACTTTTCCGACCTCGGCAAAAGCATCTTCGAACGCAAGAAGGACTTGGCCCAAGCAACTCTGCGCCGAGTCGCGAAAGGTATGAAGAAGTTCGTCATCGACAACCCGGCTCCGTTCATTGTCCCGATTGCGAACTGGTCGAGCGAGGCAGTGCAATCTATAAACGAGCCGCTGCGTACCGTTACGTCATATCCAAAGGGCGGCGCATTCTCGGTCGTCAGTCCGGTCATCGCACCAGCAACCCATCAAGTTAGGGAACGCATCAACGATCCGTTGGAACCATTGCCTACGATCACCTGCGCCAACCGTGGTGAGCTGACGCTGATCAACAACACAACGGGCCACGGACCGACGGACCTGGCCAATCCAGTGTCGACAATGACGACGGGTCAGCACCACGCCCTTATGGCCGCAAATCTGGTGCATCTGCGCGGCAACTGTGATGCACGAGACGTGAACGATCCGCTGCACACAGTCAGCGCAGGAGGCCAGCACCACGGACTGGTCACGGCGTTTATGGAGCGGCAGTTCGGAGCCAGCGTCGGCCAGCCCTTGGACGAGCCAGCCCCCACGGTAACGGCGGGCGGTGGAGGCAAAAGCTCGGTCGTATCACTCAGACTGTCCCCTGAGCATGAGAAAGGCGCTCTTCGTGTAGCAGCGTTCCTGATCAGCTATTACGGAACTGAGAACGTCAGCGGCGCAGGCGAGCCAGCACCCACGATCACAACCAAGGATCGCTTAGCACTGGTCACCGTCATGGTCAAGGGCACGCCCTACGTGATCGTCGATATCTGCCTTCGAATGCTCAAACCGTCCGAGCTGTACAAGGCTCAGGGCTTCCCGGCCGACTACGTCATCACCCACGGCGCCGACGGTAAGCCCTTTACCAAGACCCAGCAGGTGCATATGTGCGGCAACAGCGTCAGCCCTCCTCCGATGGCCGCACTTGCCAAAGCCAACGACCCGTGGCGACAGATCGAACTCTGCAAGGAGGCAGCATGAGCCGCACCGGAGCGCGTGACAAAGCGCGCAGACAGCTTACCGAGACACTGGCTTTATTGACTCAGGCAGTCTCACTACTGAGCAAATCGCGGGTGGTGCTCAAGCGGTCGCGGTCTACAGATGCTGCTGAGTGCTTGGCAATGATCGAATCATTTTGCAGTTGTCCGTTGCCCACACATCCCAACCAGCACCCTGACAACCTGGCCGTAGACCGGTTTGCTACTGCGATGAAAACGAAGCTTGCCGAGGGTCGCGCCAAAGGCCGGGATAGCTGGGACATGCCGTGGGTGAAAGACCAGCAGCTCGCAGAACATCTGGTTAAGCACTTGCCAAAGGGTAACTCTGGCAATTTTGAAGACATAGCCAACTTCGCAATGATGCTGCATCAACGAGGTGCCGATCCCCATGAGCTGACTGTGGCCTACGCCGCAATTCGGCAGGGCTCAGATCAATGACTCCCAACGCATCCCAGCAACGCCAGAGGAAACAAATCATGGCAGCAGCCCAGAACATAGATCGCCTTCTGCGCCTTGACGAGGTACTTCACACTACGGGCCTCGGTCGGAATACCGTCTATCGCAGAATCAGGGAAGGCACCTTTCCGAAACAGGTTAGAATAGGCCCTAACTCAGTTGCCTGGCGGCAGTCAGAAATCGCTCGATGGATCACAGATCTATCACCCAGCAACGACTAACCAGTACATTGATTAGTACATCTAAAACGCGGCCTAGCCTATAGGCCGCGTAATTCAAGCATTGCAGGTCATAAATTGGAAATCTTCAAAGAATTTACATTCGAGTCAGCACATCTTCTCCCCCACGTTCCGGCGGGGCATAAGTGTGGACGTCTGCACGGGCATTCGTTTCGTGTCGGCATTCATCTGGCTGGCAAGGTCGATCCTCATACAGGCTGGATCCGGGACTTCTCGGAAATCAAAGCTATTTTCAAACCGCTGTACGAGCGTCTTGATCAT